TGCATATACCTCATCATAACCGATATCGTTGGAGATAGCAGTCATCAGTGGGATGTTTGCAGCCAACGAGATGACTCGTGGTCGTAGGCCACCGCGCTTGCATCCCTTCGTGTAGTCACATGCCCAATGCTGAGCGATGGCTGCAGATGCACCGTTACCGATTGTATAGATGTTATTACGATGGTTCGAGATGCTAGTAATCCAAATAAGCTCTGCTGCTTTTTCGAGTGCTTTCATATCGATCGAGTTGAACGCATGAACGATCTTGTCGATGTGCTCGTCCCAAATGTCTTCAGTCAGTGTAGACAACTCTTGCTCCTTCGTGTGCGATGCCTACATCGAGGCATGTTCTGTCTGAGAATTCTCTGCGAATCTTTTCTTTGGAATCTGTGAGGGCTAGCATGTATCCACCTCCCCCGGCTCCGAGAAGTTTGGCACCCATGGCGCCTGCTGACTTGCAGCGTTCGTACATAGTATCTATATCGCTACTAGAAACTTCGTCACTCATCTGCTTCTTCAGAATCCAAGCAGAGTTAAGCAAGTTTCCATAGTCAAGAGGATTTACTGGCTGTGTTCCTCTCATCTCTGCCATTCGAGCCAACTCACGAATAGTAAATGTCTTTGCTTCGAAGTCGATGTTATCGAGAATCTTGGCTGCATGATGTTCTACGTTCGTAGGAATCAAGATCATGTAGTTTTCGATTGCATTTGAGTCAAGTCTCTTGACATCCACTCTTCCGTATCCGAGTTCATTAGCATACTCGATATAGTTCATACCACCGAACGCTGAAGCGAATTGATCTTGCATGCCGATTTTCCAGCCGCAGAGATCGATCTCGATATGACATGCGGTCTTGGCTACACCGTACGGGTTGACGTACTCGTAACCAAGATAGGCAGACAAAGCTTTTACAAGAGCACAAGTAAAAGCAGACGATCCTCCAAGACCGTTTCCGATCGTTGGGATGTCTGCGAAAGAAGTGATCTCGATGTTGGATTTGATACCGAAGAACTTCAAAGCGTTCTTGACGATCTCGTTCTGAAGCTCATCGACGTGCTCTACGCATTCTTGCTTCGAGTACGAGACTTTGATATGGTTATGAGGAGTGTGCATGACTGCTACATAGACATACTTGTCGATGGCAGTCGAGATGGTTGCTCCACCCCATTTTGCAAAGTGGGCGGGGATATCGCTACCCCCGCCGAAGAAACTGACACGTAAAGGTGCCTTAGATAGGATCATGATTTAATTCTCTTCCAGATATATGCAAAGATGCAGATCTTTTTATCTGTTCCTGTCCGCCAACGCCATGTAGCATCAGACCAACCCTCTGGTTTTCCTTTAGGAAGCGGAGGATAGACCAGCATTCTTTTGTTCCTTCAAAGACGCGATGAGTCCCTTCCACTTCGGCATGACCGAATCCCAAGAGAAACGAGTATCTGCATAAGCTTTCACGAATGACATCATGTTAGTCATATCGTTCTGCTGCATATTCTCGATGGCATACATCAGAGTGTGTGCAAAGATATTGGCATGCAGATTCGGATTCTCATGATCGCCGTCGTACTGAACCGTCAAGCCGCCACTTGTGTCAGATAGAGCAGAGAAATTAGGATGGACTGCCATACATCCGGCTGACATAGCCTCGATAAGCGAACGGCATGAAGTTTCAGGCCAAATGCAAGGGTATGCAAAGATATGGGCTTTTTGATATGCTGCACGTACTGTCTCCTGATCTGCCCAACCATGATAGTTGATTTGCGGGTGTTCCTTCATTCGATCGAAGAGCGGCTTGTATTGCTCGTCACGACCTTCCCAATTTTTGCCATAGATTCCAAACGAAGAGAAGACGTCGAGCTCGATGTTCGGGTACTTCTCTGCTAGAGCGCAAAAGACAGGAACCAGAATCTCCAGTCCACGATGAGGTGTGGACGTATAAATGAGACGTATCTTGTCCTTTGGTTTGTCAACGAGTGGAATAGGTTCGATGCCTGTTTCGATAACTGTTGAATGGTTGCTATATGGAACTCCAAGATAGTCACGATACTGTTGATACTGCCAGTTAGAGCTGAAGACCAACTTTTGAAAGCGAGCTCTTGAAGCTGGATCTTGAAGGTGTGAAGCTTCCGGATCACCGGCGAGATCATGTAGATGATAGATCTTAATTCGGTTAGGATCGAGGTCGCGGACGCGAGCAGTGATAATTTGGATACCATCGAGTTCATCACGTGATAGTCGGTGGAAGAGATTTCGAGTGGTAAGTTCTGTTCCACCATTCGATTCCTTATTTAGCTCGTTCAGTTCAATTAGGTCTTGATTGTTCATATTATACATCCAGTAGGAACTCGAGATCCTCGTTCTTGAAGAACTCGGCATCGCTGAATGCCTTATCGTCGATCCATACGTCGTACGATGGCTTTCCTAGCCGAACTTCATGGAACTTGCAGCCCCAGTCATTGAGTTGTTGTTGAGTAAGTTCGGTCCAATCCAATCCGGATCCTGAACCTCGGGCTGTCCAATAGATGATGGTATGCCCTTCGTCGTATAGTTTATTTATACGTTCAATTCGGTGTTCGAATGGAATGGAAAGATCGTAGCGATGCTTTCCATCCACTTGCGGAGTGACACAGATAGTCTGGTCAATATCTACCATGTAAATCATGCGTCTAACGTCAGTACGCTAAAACCGAGAACTGAATCATAGCGGAACGAACGCCAACCCTTGTTTTCAAGATCCCATACGGCGAGTACATCTGGATTGGGAGTCTTCTTCTGTACAGCTTCTTCGAGATCAGTCTGAGCAGGAAGAGAACCGGGCATCAGGGTGCAGAGCATCGTCCTTTGAGTGCCGTCCTTCTTCATGAAGGTTACGTTAGCTATTCCGGTCTGAAGGACACCCTTCAGATATTCATTCTGCCAAGAACGTTCGTTCTGGTCGGTCGTACCATTCAATGAGTTTGTCATAACCACCTACTTTTTCTCCATCAATAATAATATAAGGTACAGTCCTCACCTCAGGGAAAAGACTCATAAACTCTTCACGCGTAAGATCCAAGCCTATCTTCATCTCTGTATACTGTTGTCCTTTATTTGTAAACAAGTTTTTAGCTTGCACACAATAAGGGCAGTTATCCTTCGTGTAGATTACGACGTTCTTACTCATCTGCTGCTGGCTTTCCATAGATGCTGTACGATGCCTTCTTCGGATCACCGTAGACTGTGTTAGCACGAACTTTAATGTAGCGCTTGTTAGAAGCCGGTCCAGGAACTGTGATCCACGGATTCAGGCCTTTCTTCCATGCCTTGATTTTATCCATTGCTCGTTCGAACGGTGATCGTGCCGCGCGCGCTTCCTTCACACCAGCTACAATAGAACGGCGCTGACCTTTCGAAGTCTGCGTCTTACGAATTCTCTTTTTACCCATTATCTAATCCTCACTTCTTGTTCTTACGTTGTGATCTTGCTTTACGCTTAGTCGAACCAATCTTACGACGTCCTTTACGTGGACGATTCTTCGATGGATGTGGCATAATGTAATCCTTTATTATATAACACGTTTCTCAATTAATGTCAACCCGTTTTCTCGGTCTATATACTTATACTCAACTTTTGTAGGGTTCCATACAGAGATGGCATCGAATACATCTTGAGTATTCAGTGTGCTGCACGTATAAACGTCCAGTTGAGCCATGGCAGGTTCACACTCGTCCCAAACATGTAGAGCAATGTGACTGGTCTCGATGATGGTAACGGCAGTCAAGCCTCGATTACCGATCATGTCTGAGTATACTGAGTACGGTCCCATCAGTATCTTCATATCTATCTGTTCGACCAGCTTCCTCATCCACGTATCGATAGCTGTCGTACATTGTGGAGGGTTATTGATTTCTGCTCTGACGATCAGATGCTTGTGCTCGAGTATCTTACCCACTTCATGAATTCTCCTGTGCAGTTTTAATAAGGTTTTTTACGTGACTGGACTGTATCTTGCACGATACCCATGTATTGTAGTATTTTGGATCCAAGATAGCGTCGGTATCAAATATATATTTTGTTTCAAAGTAATTACATTCTCCCCGAGTCTTACATAGTCGTAATATTGTTCTACGGAAGCTGTCTTTGCCGTAGTAGTCTATGTCTTCCTTCAGAGAAGAAGAAGATCCGTAGTAGTCTCCCCAATCGGATTCCACTCGGATCTTCTTACGTTTACCTTTAACAGTCTTATATCCGGCTTTCGTCAGATACTTTCGACCTATGTACTTCTTACCATTCACAAGATTTTCAATGAGGTATACGAACCCGTAATAATCTTCGACTTCAGTGAATTCTTTGCCTTCGTATAACCACATAGCCTATTCCATAACAAGAGGAAAGATTTATTTATTCATCTTCCTCGTCATCGAAAAGATCGTCGGCTTCGAGTTCAAGCTCGTCAGAACAGAACGGACAATATTCTGGCGTAGCTGTTCCGTCTGTGAGTATTTTAAATTCCTCTTCGCATGAGGGGCAAGTAATCCAGTCATCCATTATAGTGTAAATCCCTTAAATGTGTTTTCGTCTACATCCTTTTTAACACCACCAATCACATAGCTAGTAATTTCTGTTTCTTGTGGAGCAACTTGTACGTCACCGCCTGAGATCCACTTCTGTGTCCATGGCAGCGGATTTGCTCCAGGCTTACCGTTGAGGCCGATGGCACCCATTCTCTTGGCAGCAATATGATCAACATACTCGCAGAGCAATTGCTCGTTGAGTCCGATCATCGAACCTTCCTTGAATAGATAACGTGCCCACTCTTTCTCTTGCTCGACCACCTTGTAAAACATATCGATACATTCAGATCGTGTCTCTTCTTGTATGCGAGCAAAGTCTTCATCCTCTTTCGGTAGAATCTTGAGGAGCTGCTGAGTTGAGGCAAGGTGAACGTTCTCATCCCGCGCAATAAGCTTGATGATTTTCGCGTTGCCTTCCATCTTCTTAACTTCTGCAAAAGCCCATGAACAGGCAAACGAGACATAGAACCTAACTCCTTCAAGTGCGTTGACCGCATTCAGACACAGCCAAAGATCGCGCTTATGGGAATACATATGCTTCTTGTCTGGCGTGAATAACGCCAGTTGATTGTTAGCTGTGATCAACCGATCGTAATACTTACTGATATCTTTGGCGCAATCTACGATCTCTTCGAGGTCGAGCATCTCGTCGAAGACTTTGGATGGATCTGAGTAGACGTTGCGGATGATGTGTGTGTAAGAGCGCGAATGAATCGTCTCAGAAAATGCCCACGTCTGGATCCAGGTTTCAAGCTCAGGTAGCGAACAAATAGGTAGAAAAGCAAGAGAAGGGGCTCTACCCTGCACGCTATCAAGAAGGATCTGACGTTTGAGATTCGATGTGAAGATATGCTTTTCATGCTCATTCAATGCCTTAAAATCCTTGCCATCACGTGACAAGTCAACTTCTTCTGGTCTCCAGAAAAAACCAAGTTGCTTTTCGGTCAGCTTTTCAAACGTATTGTAACGTTGCTTGTCATAACGAGCAATATTCACCTGCTTTCCAAAGAAGCAGGTTTGTTCAGTAGCATCAAACTTTTCGTTTGAAAAAACAGTCATTCGACTCTCCAGGTACTATTGTTTAGTTTAAGATTTTTTGGCCAATCGCCTTCGGTGTATGATTTATCATGGAATCTCAGTTCATTTGTAGGCATGATAGTTAACCTGCCATTGTCAAGCTCGATGAACATAAATTCCTTTGACTGAGAAGGATCTTGAGTGAAGCCGTCGTACATCGGAATCACTGTAAAAAGATAACGGCCAAAAAGGCCGTTGGATCGAATCTCTGCTCGTTGGCTGTGTAGGTAATTATACGTCACCACAGAGAACTGATCTCCATAGCAATCCCAAATCTGTGTGTCTTCAAGTCGCCAGGTTTTTTCTGGATTTGCTTGAAATGCAAGTGCATGAGGTGGAACGCCGCGATAGACTGCTCCACACTCGAGCATGATATGACAACCCCACGAATGGCCAGCTTTTGCATGCAAAGCAAACCAGATACATGGCTCGAACGTGTGGGGTTTGGCATCTTTACGAATGAAAGACGAATCGACCCAACAGTACACGTGATGAGGAATATTCCCCGAACC